GTGCGTACCTAAAAAAGATCCATCTATTCCAGACGTTCCAGACGTTCCACTTATACCGGATGTACCACTAGTACCTGATGTTCCATTAGAATTCAACGCATAACTAGCCGTTAAAGCATAAGACGATGATATAGAATTTAAGCTCCAACTACTTGTTATTGGATAAAGCGAACCTGTAACAATAGAAGAACCCGCATTATCTGCGTAACTAGCGGTAATGGCATAAGAAGATGTTTTCGGTGTAATGAGCGATCCCATTTCACCAAACGTTTTACTAGTTAAAGAAGAAGTATCATCAAAAATAACCACCGAACTAGACGCATTTTTTAAAATTACTTCTTGAAATGACGTATTTCCCGCATTTTTTCTATTAAATAAAAAATCTAAAGGATTGATTGCCATATTTTATATCATATAAATATAAAACCCTACAAGTAATATGTATTTGTTTTTAAAAAGAAGACCAATCTGCTATAGACTTTCGTTTCCATCTTCCATTTACATAAATATAGTGAAAATTGCCATCAAATGCCATCCACCCCTCTTGACCAGGATCTGAAGAAGAAACAGGAGCAGATTTCCAAATATCCGTATAATTAATTAAAGGTCCACCTGTAGATCCTACCGCTACGATATTAGCCGTATTAGTGGATTGAATGAGATTGTCGTAATAACTACGAATTGCGACTACATCTTGGTTAGATACGTCCGCCGTAGCCCCATCCACATTAATTTTAGGCGTCCTAAAGGTTTCATCATCAGGAACCAACGGGTTTACGTAATGGTAATCGGTGGGTTTTTTATAAGAAGTTTTCTTTAAATTTTTATTTATTTGATCCATTTGTTCACCAGAAACAATTTCGGTACCTATTTTTATAACTCGCGGAGTGAGACTTCGTTTCACAGTGTTTTGTCTATTTTCTAGAGATTCTTCCAAAAGATAGGCTTTTACTTTTAAACTAAAAGTAGATCTGACCAATCTATCAGCATCCGTACTTGTTTCGGTAGTAAAACTATAATCATTAGCGTATACACGAAATTTGAACCGCTTTGGATCGCCCCAATATTCTTCACAAGCAAAATTAATTTTCTGAACTATTTTATTTAATTGTTCGATATATTCACACCAACATGTAAATTCATATGTTACATCAATATGATCAGGAAGAGTGACGCCAAAAATTTGGTGAACAGGAGCGACATGATTATTCAACAAAGAGAATTTGTCGTATTTATTTTTTTCATCAAATTTTTTCATAACCGGATATGTTAAATGTCTATTCAACGTCATTAAACTTGAATTTTTTGAAAAAGAATTTCTTTTAAAAACCATCACAGGCAGTTGTATTTTTCCTTGTTGATCACGTAACACACCATCTTGTTGAATGGCCTTCCATTTTTCAGGAGAAGCATAATAAATCGGCACTTTTATATTCGTGCCATTATCCACGACTTGTATATTTATATTTTTATCTATATAATTATAAATCGCAGTATCTATGTCGATTAAATTAACAGTAAAATCTTTATTAACATCATCATCTCGACGAACATTTAACGCACGATTTTCGGACAATTTAATGTCATTTACATTGTTACCCAATTGAATATTATTGGGAACGGGATTATCTATATTTCCTTTCCAAGCCATAATATTACCCTTGTCTATCTATTAAATTTATTTTGCTAAATCGACTATAATGTGTATTACAAATTATCGAACGACTTTTTTCAGGCTGGCCGCCATCAAATTGTTCTTGAACAACATTATCAATTTCATGATAACGTTCGTTAAAAAGGACCAAATCGCCAAGTTGGGGGAAAAAGTTCACTTCTTTAAGCATTAATTCTCTAAATTTAAATACCACCGACTGTTTCCTATCAGGTCCAAACCCCTCGTCTTCAGAAGATATATCAGTTCTTTCAATCAAAGCGGACATCTCCACGGCAGGATAGTAAAATTTACCAGTAGTTTGGTTTGTTTCACCGTATACATTAGTTTTGGTTTCAGTCGGCGCAATTTTATATAAAAGTACAATTGTTTGAATAATATCACCCAACAACTCTGCATTAAAAGAATTTAACAAAAGTTGATCTCGACTAGAAAAATATCTTCCTGAATAGTCAGCCATAGTACATCATCCAATATAAATTAAATTAGGTACCGATTTTAATGCCGTCATAGTTTTTTCCACCTTATTTGCATTAGATTCTAGTTGTTTATCTAGCGTAGTAGCTTCTAACATTTCACGCAATTGTGTAATTAATGCTTCTTTTTCTGTATTAGCTTCACTTCTTAGTTCGGAGCCATCGAGTGTTACTTCTCCGCCAGGTATAGGGACGGTTGAATATTTCTGACGAATTGCGCCTAACAATTCTTTACATAAAGCTAAAAAGTATTTTTTAATCCATTGTCTTCCAACTGAATTTATACTAAAGTAAGGAATATTTTGATATGGAATATTAGAATAATCAGATGAACTTGAGTATGGAGTCGATCCAGAAATGAATACAGAATTAGCTTTTTCATTTTCAAGATAGTACTCAAAATATAATTTAAAATTTGTAGTGGGTATAGGAAATATTTTAAGTCTATTATTTATTAATTCAAAACTATAACCACTTTTTCTTACCATATCATTAAATTCTATAGCTTGTCCACGAAGCAAATCTTCAAATATTGGAGTCATTAAAAATTGCGTAGCAGGAGAATAACCCGCAAATCCCATTTCATTTAACACATTGCTGTAACTCATTCCAGTCATGCTGAAAGGATCGTAAATACGAGCAAATGCGGGGGAGGGACCATGATATATTTTTTTTATTTCTAATCGGTTATAACTTTCAGATACGTTTCCCCATAATGTTTGTAGATCGTATGTTTGTTGATTAGTAGCTATGTCAATACAACCTTTTTTAAGGGTCACATTACCGCCAACCAATGCTTCCGTACCGTAACCACCTGCTAATTTTATTAAATAATTCAAACCTGTGTCAACAATAGGCTTTCCACCTATATTTACTGAAGTCGACTGGCCAATTAAATTTAAATAATTATTTTTTATATTAAATTGATTCACCTGAGCACCGTATTCGGATACTGCTTCTTCAAAACACGCGTAAAAATTTACATCTCTTAATTCTATGTCTACGACCGGATAACCTAAACGAGTTGCGGCCCATTTTGCTGAATTATAACATTCTAAAGTAAAGGAAGAATCCGCATCATAAAATCCAAATGGAGTGGATCCTGATACTGCGGAACCACTTCCTGGCCATCTTATTCTATCCTGATCGATTCCAATAGACATATATCTTATAAATAGTTAAAATATAAAATAAACATGTCTATAGTTTCGTTATTTTAACTATTAGATTTTTACTGCCTTTTATAATCCTATGATATGTTTCTTTTGGAATAAATATACGTTCCTCTAACAATATAGGCAATTGATTATCTAATTGAAACATCCAATTACCTTTATTTTCAAGTACCTCTACAAATCTATCTTCTTTATCTAAATGCCACTCTAATTCATGTTCATTTACATCAGAATCAAATTCACGTATATATTGATTATGAGCTAAATTTATTTCTTTATATGGATGATTATTAAACTCAATCATATAGTTTATATAATTTATCAGACCCGGTTAAACTAAAAATTATTTTTATATATACAAATATATAAAATACCCATCTTCACGGTTTTAAATTAACGTATCTTTTTTAAAATTAGATTTCCGAGTCTGTCAACAATTTTAATTCAAAAATTAAATTTAAAAGAGAAACATTATGCGACATATAACTCTTTTTTATTATTTTTTATAGCCCAATTAGCCACATCTAAAATAGAATAAAGTCTTTGTTTAATATCCGATTCACTCAATCCCATATTTATAATTCTAGCATTACCAGCTATTTTTTTAGAAAATTCATCATGAGGATTTTCAAAATCTTTTTGAGTGTCTTGTTCTACATCAGGTATAGAACTATCATGTTTTGAAATTGTATGTTTGGAAATCCAATCGGGATCATATTTTAAAACCGATTCTACTCTTCGTTTAAGTTCGTCGGCAGTAAAACTAAAACCGCTGTTGGTGTCATCATCAGGTTCAAATTGAAGTATGTTTTTATATATATGGTAAGCGTTTCGATTTGAAAAATTCACCTCGGGAGCTCCTGTATATTTGTGTTCATTTTTAACAATTGGAATTCTCACTACTTTATATTTGTAAGAGTTACTATCTTCCAATTTAAGTTTTCCATGTTCAATATTTAATTTTTTAAGTTCCGCCAATATTTCTCTCAACATTTTTTTGAGTGTTGAATTTGTATATCCACTATAATATAAATTCAACGTTCCAACGGAACTGTCTATATTGCTTTGGCCATCAACCACCAAAAGTTCGGTTGGGCGGTTTTTTCTAAAATAATTAATTTGATCCTCTGGCAAAGACTCTAAAATTTTATAAGCAATTCTTTGTAAATGAAAAGACAAATCCATCAAATTATCAAATCTTTGATAATTTGTGTCTTTAACATATAAAGTCATGCTTTCATTCAAAATTTTATTATTTAAAATATTTTTTAATTTAATCATATCACCAATACTTTCCTTTACCTTTGTTTCCCAAAGAACGAATTCTATGACTGCGACAACTCCAATATCCCGCTGTAGTTCTATCTTTTTTCTGACTGCACTTATGCCGAGCGGCAAAACTCTTTCTTCTTGCCGCGCTACGACCTCTAACTCTTAAATTAGGATCTCCGAAAGAAACTTTTACAATGTTTCCTTTTTTGTTTGTGACATATACCGAATATTTTTTTGGACCACCCGGAGTTCTAAACGGACGATTTAATTTAACTGTTCTTCCACGATGTTTTGCTTCCAACAACGTATCTTCTTCTTCTTCAATAGGAGCATCTAAATAAACTTCTCGACCTTCATAAATAGACATTTTACCCAAATCGCTCTCTACCAACTCAGCATCATCATCGTTTAATTCTATTTTATTATCAAAATATAATCTTCTGACTTCTTCTATTAGTTGAAAATATTTTTCACTATATGTCCTAAAAACATTTTCACTTAGAGATATTTTTTTATTTAAATGATATTGTAGTTCAACCGACACAATATCTTCACCTGTAAGTTTCATCGGCGCATGAAATAATAAATCATGTAAAATTTCTAAAAGTTTCATAAAATTATTTTATATCAACAAAATATGCACCGTTAATTACTTTAACTTTAATAGTTAAAGGTTGCCTTGTTAAATTAGAAATCACAAAGTTGGATTCTTCATTAGTTTTAGAATCGATCGCTACCAATGAAGCATTAACAGTATTAGGTCCAATCACGGTTAAATCAGATTTTTCATTTTCAACTAATTCACGCAATTTAATCATATAAATAAATAGTTTTAACAAATATAAAATATTGAATTTTATTAAGTTATCTATATCATCAAATTGATGGTAATTAATATAAAATGTGATCTATTAAAATGCGAAGTAGACGCAATCGGACATTGTGCAAATTGTTTTTGTACAATGGGCGGAGGAATTGCATTTCAATTAAAAAATAAAATGCCTGAAACATATGAGTCAGATTTAAAAACAATCGCGGGAAATAAAAATAAATTAGGAACGTTTTCTTTGGCCGAAATTAAGAAATTTAAAGAAAACTCTTCAATAAAATATGTATATAATTTATATGGCCAGTATTACTATGGATCTAACGAAAGAAATTTAAATTATGAAGCCATATATACTGCAATCGATTCTATGAAAAAAGATTGTATAGAAAAAAATATAAAAAAAGTTGGATTTCCAAAATACATGGGATGTGGATTAGCAGGAGGAAATTGGCAGATTGTATCCACAATGATTAATACAATTTACGATAAAACTCCAATAACCACATACATCTGCGAGTATACTGAATAATTTATGCCAACAATTTTAAATACAAAATCAATTTATTATAATGATTGCAATTTGATTGCACAACCTACACATCTGGACTTAAAAAGTCGTGCAGATATTCCTATGTCTTTAGATAGAATTTTTGTGTCCCCCATGTCAGCGGTAGTAGGGAAGTCTTTTATTAAAGAAGCTACTGACATTGGTTTATCGGTTGGAATTCATAGATTCTGCGATATTGTCACTCAAATAGAAATGGTCAAATGTTCGACGCATGATAATAAAAATACCTATGTAAGCATAGGTTTAAATGACTGGGACAGAGTTCATCTACTCAGAGATTATACCTACAATTGGATTATAGATTGTGCAAATGGATACATGTCTAAACAGATATTAGACGTTATATCAAAACTTAAATCAGAAGCATCAATCAGAAATTTGATCATAGGAAACATCCACTCAAAAGAAGGAATTAAAATTTATAACTCTCTCTTAAAAGAACAATTTAAAGTATATTTCAGAGTGGGAATTGCTTGCGGATCCGCTTGCAGCACTTCGGATGCAACCGGAGTGAATCGTGGACAAATAACTGAAATTATTGAATGTAAAGAATATATTGACAAACATAAAATTGACAATTTTTATTTGATAGCCGACGGTGGCATCAAGAATGGAAATTATGCTTCAAAAGCGTTTGGAGCTGGGGCTGATTATGTTATGATGGGCGGATTTTTTTCAAAAGCAACGGAAGCGGAAACCCATATTATAAAAGACGGAACTTATTGGGGCGGTGCTAGTAAAAAACAACAAGAACTATTTGGGGGAGTCAAACGTCATAGTGAGGGAAAGGTATATAAAATAGAAGACGACATTGTTCCTTTAAAAGAACTTGTAAAAGAATTGTGGGGTGGTATAAGTAGTTGTGTGAGCTACAGTGGATATAATACATTAGAGTCTTTTATAGGAAATGGGGTATTTGAAATAAAAGAAAACAGTCTACCTCCTAAATCAAGATGAACGATAAAATAATAGAAATTCTATTCAATCTTTGGAAGTATGATATTGAAGTCCTTTCCCAACCTTGGATGTATTATTGGTTGTGTATCCCAGCGCTGGTGTATTTAGCATTCTTTTTTATCAAGTGGTCTGTCTTAACCGTACCAATTTGGCTTCCAATCAGTATAATCATTAAAAGTTTTAGAAAATAAAAATTTATTTAATCAGAAATAAATAAGGAAAGTTTTTACACAAAAAAAGAAGAACCCTCCAAGAATTTCTTCAAGGAGGGTTCTTTTGAGTTTAATCAACTACGAATTAGACGTGGTTCAAGTCAGCAACCTGAATACGACCATAAAATTCCGGACGAACGACTTTCTTCGCATATCTTGTCATTACCCCACGGCGTGGCGTGAAGTTGACTGGATCATACACGAGTGGTGTCTGAACGAGAGGAATATATGGCGAATAGACTGCGCCAGTTTCGAGGAAGTTACTTCCACGGAATCCAACCAAGATTTGGTTTTCAACCATGTATGGGTTCTTGTAAACCTGGAAGCGACTTGCGAAGCTACCAACTTTGCTTACACCCATTGCGAACTTAGCACTATCACCATCGGTTGAAGCAACGAATCCAGGAATTGATTCGAGGACGGTTGCGACATCTGGAGAACAAACCAAGAAGTTAGCTCCACCACGGAGAGTCAACTGATGAATCTTGTTAGAGACACGTTGAATCTTGCTTCCGAGGGTCTGGAACCAAGAACTCTTGACATAGGCGGTTCTGTTTGGAGAACTGTCGTCAAGGCGAGTAAATGAAGCATTACCATCGCTATCGAGAGTTTTGGTAAACTCTACGCCAATTTTAGCACTCCAAGCTTCGGTGGTTGTTCCAGGAGCAGAAACCAACAGCATGTCGAGGATTTCGAGATCGATTTCCATAGAAACATACTCACTCAAGAGAGCAGTCAATTCTGCCTCAGCATCAATGCTGTGGTAGGCATTCAAGTCCTGAGCAAGCTCTGGAGTCCAGACTGCTTTTAACTTGCGGGTCTTAGCCACGATCGGTTCGCTCTTGAGTTCAAGGTTGACCTCAGGAATACCAACAGCTGTGGTGCTATCACCGGTGCTGTTTTTATCTTCAAAGTCACCACGAGTAGAATCTGTTGGCTGTTTGCTTCCAGAAATAGTTACGCTGTAAGCTCCAGCTGCGTGATCAATTACGCTGCTTAATCCCACTCCAGTAACTACATAATATGGAGATGTTGCAGAGCCAGTATTGTAAACTTTTGTGAACTGATCCAAAACTCCACAATCTACAGAAGCAGAGAAGAAGTTGAAACTTCTAATCGCGTTCAAATCTAAATTATCAGAGTTTGAAGCTAAGTTAATTGTGAATTTTTGATAAGTTCCGGCAGCAGCACTTGCGCTGAAGTCTGCATCAAAATTACAAGCTTCCCAGACAGTCAAACCTGATGTGGAGCCTGTATTTAATGTAGCTGCTACAGAAACAGGATTAATGGTGTATCCAAAACGACCGGCACCATACAAACCATTAACGGCACTGTCAGTAGAACCAAGTTTCTTTAAAGTTCCGCCGAATAGACTATCTCCACTCGTGACTCCTGATTTAGTATTACCATATTTGAAATCCAAGTAAAAGATAAGTCCACTTGGAAGATTCATTGGTTGAACGCTTACGAATTCCTTCGCAGCGATTTCAGCGAACACACGGCGAACGAGCGGAAGAGCTACGCCTGCCCACTGTTCACTGTTTGCGCTAGTTCCGGTTGAGGTAGCCTCTTTGATCAACTGCTGTGCTTGGTTCTCAAGCAATACAGACATTTGAGCCTTTTCGGTACCAGCCAACCCCTCGAGCAAGCCGGTTTTTTCCCACTTGCCTTGTAATCCACGAGTCTCCTCCAAGAGGCGGCTCATAGGATTCGTATTGTTAGTTAACAATTCTTTAATATCACTCATATTTTTGTTTTTGTTTTACTGTTTTTTACGCAAATTTTTTTATTTCTTAATTCCAGCGAGTTTTTGGAATCTCGAAACCTGTCCGTTAACCGACTCCGAAATGACAGATTTCTCTGCCTGAACGGGCTTGGTTGTTCCAGTTGTATTTGATGCGAAGCCTTCAGCAATCGGAGACTTCTTAGGAGCAGTCTTCACTTTGCTAAGATTCAATGCTTCAGACAAATTATTGTAGGTCAATTTGACTTCACGGACGGACTTGGTCAAATCAAACGCTTCAATAATCTTCATTTTTTGGTTGTTGTCTAATGCATGTGCTTTAAATAATTTATTGGTATAAAGCAATTTCGCATTCAACAAATTCACTTCATTTAACTGAGTTTTTAAAAACTCTACGGTTTTCAAAGCCTCATTTAATTCAGATTTAACGGCTTCTGAGGTTTTAGTATCATCGTCTTCATCGTGTTCTGTGTCTCCCTCTTTATTTAGTTCAGCGAGAAGTTCATCTAAATCAACCTCAGTCATACTGTCGTTTTCCTCAGTCATGCCGTCGTCTTCCTCAGTCATACTGTCGACGTCCATCTCATTTATTTCAGCGAGAAGTTCCTCTAAATCAACCTCATCCGAATCGTCGCTTTCAGAAACAGTCTTGGAATCAATAGCAGGAGCGGCAGCAGGATCGGCAGCAGGATCGGCAGCAGGAGCGGCAACAGCAGGAGCGACAACAGCAGGAGCGGCAGCAGGAGCGGCAGCAGCAGGATCGGCAACAGCAGGAGCGGCAGCAGCAGGAGCGGCAGCAGGAGCGGCAGCAGGATCGGCAGCAACAGGAGCGGCAGCAGGATCTGCAGCAACGGTAGCAGCAG